ACTGACGTGGAGAGCGCCCTGGCTCATAATGTGCGGGAGTTTGGGGCCATCCGCTCCATGGAAGATCTGCGCCTGGATGACAGTTTTAGATTCATCCCCCTGGCAGACGACAATTCCATCCGAAGCCGTGTCTGCAAAGGCGGTATCAACCTCTACAGGACCGGCGCTGACGTCCAGGTTCTGTCGCCCTACAACCGCAGCGGTCCACTGTCCAGTGGCGCCTTGAATGTGGCCTTTCGGGAGTTTCTCAACCCGGTCTCCGAAGAGAATACCATAAAAGATGTATTCTTCCGCGCCGGGGACAGAGTTATCGTGTTACAGAACGACTGGGAACAGAAGATTTGTAACGGCGATATTGGGACGTACTACCATAAGCTGGCAGACGGGATGCTGCTCTATGGCGTCGCGTGTAATAGGGGCCGCACAGCGGCCTGGGGCGGAGAGAAGTTGAACCCGCTGTCCCGGCTGCGGCTGGCCTATGTGATTACCATCCACAAGTCTCAAGGCAGCGAATGGGACACTGTCGTGCTGCCCATCTCCAAAGGCTTCTCACATATGCTCTATCGCAATCTGCTCTACACCGCAATCTCACGCGCCAAACGGCGGGTTGTCATTGTGGGCGATTCGGATGCTTTGAACATGGCACTCCAGCGCGAAACTCCGCCCCGCCGCTCCATGTTGGTCACTAAAACCCACGCATACCAGGAATGCGCCGCATGATAGGAGGTTGACAGATATGGATTATATAGCGCTGGGGCAAAGAATTCGAGACCTGCGTCGGAAACGGGGACTCACCCAGGAGAAACTTGCGGAGTTGGTGGACCTGTCTGTCCCTTACATTAGCCACCTGGAGCGAGGGACCAAAAAGCCCAGCCTGGCGGTACTGATTCAGCTGGCGGAGTGTTTGGGCGTTACAGTGGATCGTTTACTCAGTGGCAATCAGGCAAAGGATACGACTGCGTTTTTCCCGGAGATTCAAGAACTCTTGGGCGACTGCTCTGTTTCGGAACGTGCTGTCCTGACAGAAATCGCCTACGCCGCCAAAAGAAGTATCCGTGTACACGGCGTGAGCCGCCCGCCATAGGGGGGGTGGAAATAAGATTTGTTTCATACTAGCGGGCAAGTCCCAGCCCGCTGGTTTCTGGACAGGCCGTACTGCTGTATATATACTTTTGCCAGGATACGGATTGTGTCCCCAATCATAATTAAAGGAGGTGTGGGCAAGGCATACGGCCTTGCCCGTAGGCAATGAAAATCAGAACCGATTATGTCACCAATTCTTCCAGCAGCAGCTTTATTCTGGCAAGGAAAGAGGAACTCAGCGAGGCGCAGAAGGAGGCGGTTCTTGGCTACGTCGCAAGAAAAATGCTGGGGAACGCTATTCTGACCCCAAGCAGTTCCGAGGAGGAGATTCAAAAAACATTTGATGATTTCTACATCAGTGAGGAAAACCAGGCCGCGATCCGGCAGGCACTGGCTGACGGCAAAACCGTTTACCGTGGCTGTGTCAATTTCGAATGCTGCGAGGAAACACAGGCTGAACTGTTCGAACGGCTGTGGGAAGCTCTGGAAGACGCAGACCCGGATACGTTCTCAATCCTGGATGGTGACTTGGACATCTGAACCAAAGGGGGACTCTCATCATGCGGTTGAGAATTGATAAGGATTTCATTTCTATGTTTGACGAGCGGAACGGACACTATTTTCGGTCCGGCACCATCAAAGACGGCGCTGAAACGAAGGAGGACCCCTTTATGTCTTCCTTTCCGGAGCTCTTAGACGTAGGAATTATGGGACATTGCGCCCACGGCCGAAGTGGCCTGTGCGTGGCTGCCGGCGTGGAATGCTATCAGGACGGGCTCCACGCCGACGCGCCCAATATGGCCCTGGAGGATTTTGAAGAAATTGTCCGGCAGTGCCAAGGCAATACGTATCAAATTGCCCTGGGAGGCTGCGGTGACCCAGAGCAACACGAACATTTTGGGGAAATCCTGGTGGCCTGTCGGGTCGCCGGCATCGTGCCGAACTTCACCACCTCGGGCCTGGGGCTGAATTCCGAGCTTGCCAAACTTTGTAGGAAGTACTGCGGGGCCGTGGCGGTAAGCTGGTACCGGAGCTCCTACACGCTGCGGGCGATTGACCTGCTGCTCCAAGCCGGCGTGAAAACCAATATCCACTATGTCGTCAGCAACAGCACCATTGAAGAAGCGATGGCCCGTCTGAAAGAACACAGTTTTCCGGTGGGTATCAACGCCATCGTATTTCTGCTTCACAAGCCCGTTGGATTGGGGAGCCAGGCGCAGGTGCTGAAAAGCAATGATCCCCGAGTGCGGGAGTTTCTTGACCTTGCCTGCGGCGGTGACCACGGGTATAAAATAGGGTTTGACGCCTGCTCCGTCCCGGGACTGATTTCTCAGTCGATTGATGTCAATCGGGACAGCGTCGATACCTGCGAGGGTGCCCGCTGGTCGGCTTATATCACCCCGGATATGGTGATGCTCCCGTGCAGCTTTGACAACCAGGGCAGGCGGTGGGCGGTGGACCTGCGATCCCACAGCATCCAGGAGGCGTGGGACAGCCCAATTTTCGAGGATTTCCGGAATCACTTTCGCCAAAGCTGTCCCGGCTGTGAACACAGGCTGGCGTGTATGGGGGGCTGCCCCATCTGCCGGGAGGTAGTACTCTGCCCGGAACATGCTCCCGAATAGATACAAAGATGGAACCTTCCGGTACAAAGATGTTCTTGTAATAGAACCAGAACATGATATAATAGTAGCATCTTAAACTATATAGGCGCGAAAAAGCCAGGCCCGCTTTGATAGCGGACCTGGCTTTTTCTGTGCCTGGAGGATGCTGCATAAAATGAAAAATATAGTTTCAGACAAAGCTGAGCTGGTTGACATCCGTTCCGTTTCAATAGATGTTTCTCTGTCCAGAGAAGAAAGGCTTGCTGAATTTTTGAACCAGATTAAAGACCCGTATCATTTTAAATGTGGTGGTATCGAAATCCATGCCTGTTATTCACAAGACGGTCCCACACTGATGGAATGCCTGAAGCAGCTGATAGACCGAAATCAGCCCAATAGTTTATAGACTTGCCCTCAATGGCGGTGTTACGATAGCCCCGGAAAAAGAATTGAATACGGACAGCCGACTCGCTCTTTGATGGGGATTTCCCGCACAAGGAGTGTATTATTATGTCCAAAACGTATAAAGCAACCGCCTATCTGCGGCTTTCATATACTGGCGATCACAGTGCGGAGAGCGACAGCGTTGCTAACCAGAGGCGCCTGATTGCGGATTTCGTGGCCCAGCGCCCGGAGATACAGTTAGTGACAGAACGAGTGGACGACGGCTACAGCGGTATTCTGTTCGACAGGCCGGCCTTTCAAGAAATGATGGCCGATATCAAAAACGGAGCAGTGAACTGCGTTATTGTCAAAGACCTGTCCAGACTTGGGCGGGAACACATCGAGACCAGCCGCTATCTGCGTCAGATTTTTCCCGCTTTTGGGGTTCGCTTCATTGCGGTGACGGACCACATCGACACGGAGGATGAACACACCGGCGATGACCTGGTACTCTCCGTCAAAAGCATTATTAACGACGCTTACTGTAGGGATATCTCGATCAAGACCCGGACTGCCCTGGAGGCCAAGCGGCGGAAGGGAGACTATGTGGGCGCCTGTCCCGTCTACGGGTACCGGCGTGACGAGAAAAATAAGAACCACCTTGTGCCTGACGAATACGCCGCCCGGGTCGTGCAGGACATTTTCCGCCGCCGCATTGACGGGGCCAGCGCGGCCCGGATTGCGGATGAGCTGAACCAACTGGGGGTACTGTCCCCGCTGGCCTACAAAATCAGCCGGGGGCTCCCGCACTCTTCAGGTGGGTACGCAGACCATCCGGATGCCAAATGGTCCGCGGTGACGGTCGCCCGTATCCTGCGGGATGAAACCTACACTGGGACGCTGATTCAAGGCAGACAGACAACCCATAATTATAAGCTCAAGAACCTTCTTCAGAAACCGCCAGAAGAATGGGTACAAATTGAAAATGCCCATGAAGCCATCGTGACAAAACGGGATTTTGAACTGGCACAGAAGTTGTCTCAGTTGGATACCCGGGCCGCGCCGGGCGGGAATTCCGTCTACCTCTTTTCGGGCCTGTTGGTCTGCGGTTCCTGCGGCGCCCGCATGAGCCGTAAGACCAATACCTACAAAGGTCAAAAATATATTTACTATCGCTGTCCTGTGGGAAAAAGGCACGGCTGTGACCACCCCGCTATGATCCGAGAGGATGTTTTGACTCAATGTGTTCTTTCCTGCCTGCAGACACATATTAAAAGTGTAGTATCCCTTGAAGAATTGCTGGATGATATCAACGAGGAGCATATCAACCACAACCTGATTGAGGGCTATAAGGCTCAAATCGCAGAGAACGAAGCTCAGTTGTCTCAAATCATCACTTTTAAGAGCAGTCTGTACGAAAATTTTGTTAATGGTATCCTTGATAAAGAGGAGTACAAGACGTTGAACCGCCACTATCTGGTTCAGGCGGAGCAGCTCCGTGAGGCTGTCTCGCTGCTGCGTCAAAAGATAGAGCAGGCCCTGGACAACACTGGCGACCGTCTGAAATGGGCACAACAGTTCAGAGAATACCAGACCATGACCGAACTGGACCGCAGGGCGGTGGTGGCACTTATCCAGTCAATCCGGGTCGTCAGTAAAAACGAGCTGAAAATCAATTATCGTTTTCAGGACGAATATGACCGCACATTAAAAATGCTGGTGGCCTGCAAGGAGGCGGTCTAAGTGGCGCGGAAAAGCAGGAAAAATATAGCGTCTCCTCTGCCTGTCCAAACCTCCGGTATGAAGATTTGGCGGGCCGGGCTCTACGTCAGGCTGTCAGTAGAGGATAATGGCAGCCGTGGCGACTCGCTGGAAACCCAGCAGCAGATTATGGAAGCCCACCTGGCCCTGTGCCCCGACATCGAAATTGTAGAGGTCTACATTGACAACGGTATCTCCGGGCGGACCTTTGAACGGCCCGCCTTCCAGATGATGCTGGCTGATGTGGAGACTGGAAAGATTGACTGTGTTGTCGTCAAAGACCTGTCCCGTCTGGGACGCAACGCCATTGACTCAGGATATTATCTGGAAAAATATTTTCCGCTGCATCATGTTCGGTTTATATCTGTGAACGACCAATATGACAGCGAGTGTGCGGACAACAGCGGCAGTCAGATCGCACTGCCGCTGAAAAATCTGATAAATGAGGCCTACGCCGCCGACATCAGCAGAAAAGTCCGGACGCAGCAGAATCAGGCCATGCGGGCTGGGGAGTTTGTAGGTTCCCGTCCACCCTATGGGTATCGCAAGGACCCGGACAACTGCCACAGGTTGCTGGTTAATGAGGATACCGCCCCAGTAGTGCGGCAGATTTTTCAGTGGGCCGCAGATGGTACCGCCTTAAACGCTATTGTCAAACGGCTGAATGAAACAGGAGTGCCGACACCCAGCCACTATCTGGCCAGCATTGGGCTTATTTCTCACGAGAAGCTGATTGGCAGCGGCAAATGGCAAAGCAGGACAGTGGGAAAGATTTTGGCAGACCAGGTCTACACCGGAGATATGGTGCAGGGTAAGACCAGGTCGGTCAGGCGTAAGCAGTCCCCTACCCCGCAAGAGGATTGGATTGTAGTACAGGACACGCATGAGCCGCTTATCAGCCGGGAGCTGTTTGAACAGGCACAGGCTGCCCGCTCTAAGACTGCGGCAAAATATGTGCAGAATGAAAAAGCATCGTTTACCCCCAACATTTTTCGGGGACGCATTTTCTGTGGTCACTGTGGCAAAGCGCTTCACCGCCAAAAGAGCCGTGACCAGTACTTTTTTCGGTGTATTTCTAACGATAGGATTGGGCCGGGAACCTGTCCCGGCGATATCCGTGTTCTGCCGGAAGACGACCTCATCGCGACTGTCCTGACTATTGTCCGGAAAGAGGCTGCCGTTATCATGGGGGCTGGATACCGGCTGAAACAAAACGGCGAAACATTCACTTTAAAAGCGGATTTGAAAAAACAAATCTCCTTGCTATGTCAGGAAATTGAACGCGATCGGAAATATCTCATCAGTCTGTATGAAAACTATGTCTCCGGCATCCTCTACAAAGCAGAATATACTGAATTAAAAACTGGCTATGAGCAAAAAATCAGGGCCGCCACGGTTCGTTCTCAGCAGCTTTCAGAACGGAAAAGGAATCTGGAGAAAAACCTGAATGACTACATTGAACTGGCCGATTGGCTGGTGTCTGCCAATGGCAATATGACCTTGACCAGTGACTTGATAGACCGCTTGGTAGACCGGATTGTCGTCTACAGCGCACTGGAAATAGCGGTATATTTCAAGTTCAAAGACGAGTTTGGTGAGGTTTTGGAAAATGATTAAAACACCTTATATTATTGCACTCTATGTCAGGCTTTCTGTTGAAGACTGCAAGGTAGATAGCTTCAGCGTAGAGAATCAGAAGATTGCTCTCCATCAGTATGTCGATACTGTAGAAAGCTTTGAGGGTGCAGAGGTTCAAGAGTTTACCGACAACGGATTTTCTGGGACTAACTTCGAACGGCCCGCCGTCCAGCGGTTACTCGACCTGGTACAAAAGGGAGCGGTAAATTGTATTATTGTCAAGGACTTCAGCCGCTTTGGACGCAACAGCGTTGAGGTGGAATATTACTTGGAGCGTGTGTTTCCTCTATACAATGTACGCTTCATTTCCATCAACGATGGCTATGACAGCGCTCAGCTCCGGGGCGATACTGGCGGCCTCAGTGTTGCTTTCAAGTATCTTATCGCTGAACTCTACAGCCGAGACTTGTCTCAAAAATACAAAAGCGCCAAATACATGAAATTTAAGCGGGGCGAGTACCAAAGCAAAATATGTCCTTACGGTTACCGCAAAAGCATCGATGGCAGAATGGAGCCAGACGAGGAAACCGCTGCTGGCGTTAAACTGATTTTTGAATTGGCCCAAAGTGGACTGGGGGCGAAGCAAATTGTCAGAGCCATGCACGAACGCGGGATCGCTACCCCGGCCGAGTACAAAGCGGCCCACGGATTTAATGGCCATGATATCTCCCGGTGCCACGGAATTTGGCAGGAATCCACGGTAGCCCGCATTTTGATGGATGAACGCTATACCGGCACCTATATCATTGGTAAACGTGAAGTGACCGAGGTCGGCGGACATAAAGTCAAGTTGAAAGATGAGAGCCAGTGGGTCAAGATACCTGACCATCATCCGGCTATCATCAGTAAGGAATTGTACGACCGGGTGCAGGCCCTGCGGCCGAAGGTCAGCGGTATGAAGAAAAATGTCAATACATATCCTCTGCGCGGCAAGGTGTTCTGTGGTTGTTGCGGTCACACTATGGCTCGAACATCAAGCAAAAATCACGCCTATATCTGTCGGCACAGCTCGGTGGATGAAGCGGCTCCTTGCAACGGGCTGCGTATTTTCGAGTCGGAGCTGGAGCACATAGTTTATGATATGGTTTTGTTACGACTTCAAACTTTAGCCGCCTCGGAAAACTGTGCTTCGACATCTGCTCCAGAGGAGCTGGACCAGAAAATTGCTGCTTGTCAAGAGAGAAAACGAAAGCTGTATGAACAATTTGTAGTGCAGGAAATTAACTGGGAGGATTACAAGGTACAAAAGGCTAAGCTGGATGGTGAATTGGACCGGCACAGGCAAACGTTAGCTAATGTCAGTACTCGCATTGCCGGGCGACGGGACGCCGAAGATCAGGCCAGTCTGTTGCAGCGACTTCAGGCCGAAAACCATTTAACAGTTGAATTGGTGGATGAGTTGATCGACCGGGTGGAGATTTACTCTGACGGTCGAGTGGAACCCATCTGGAGATAGCGCAGCCCCCTGATTCGGATACGTCTGCATCAGGGGGCGTTTTCTTATTGCCTTTGTCAGTTAGAAGTTCCATTCTATTGTTTCCAAATGGACGATAGCATTTTGGGGCCTGAAAATAATTTTTTCAATGCGCTCTCTGCTCCCATCAATTTTTGCCACTGCCCACGGATAAAAGTATCGGTACAGTTTGCTCAAAGACGCCACCAATGCAATATCACCGTATATACTACAGTCGGTTTCTGACTGCTCAAGCCTTTGGCGAAGCTCTGTAATTTTCCTGTGATCGCATCCTACTTCGCTGGCGTATTCTCTGAACTGCTGGTTCTCGTCATACCACTGCTGAATAGTTTTGAAAGCAGCACGTTCCAAGTAGAGCCTAAAATTCTGATTTAAAATACCGCTCTTATTTGTATGGTTCAAAACAATATTCAATGGAATTTTTATACGGGCTATTATCGGGGCGATATAGTACCATCGCTCATCAGAGTCGTACAGATAAACATGGTCGACAAATGCTATTTTACTGTAAATATCTAACTCGCCGTTGCCAACCCAGTGAGATTGGCCAGTGGGTTTGGTACGAAAAAATTGAGAAGAATGGTCACTTCCGGGTGATGACAGTGACCGGAGCTGCCCCAAACCAAACAGGTACTCCACCATATCAGGCGTATTGTAATGAATCCAAAGACAAGCCCCAACTGTTCCCGGATAGCCTCCATTGCCGCTCCAACCGTATTGCACATACTTGTCTGACAACCGTCTGGCGATGATGCTGATATCTCCCATGAAAATTTCCTCCCTGTCATTTGTGGTGTATGAACACTATTGAAGATTATATACTGTGGGGGACAAATCGCCCAGTAACCGAACGGCAAAATCCATACTATGAGGTTACTACAAAAGTTTTGTAAAAGTATTGACTTTCTCTAAAACTTAAGATACCATAATAAATGTAAAC